CCCACTGGTCGAGGTTAGACCACATACTGTTTGGCAGCCACAGAGGCGTCTTTCGACAACCTCTGAGGCGGCCTAAACAGCTCCGACCACCAAACTAGGTGTGCCGGGTAATGCCCATTAGCTGGTGGGAACCAGCTAACCCACTTCCGCACGTAGGCATGTCGGAAGACCGGTACTGCGGATGTCTGCGTTGCCGGGTGGCTTGACTCTTTTGTCCGCCAGAATTGCCATGGCCCCTTAAAAAGCACTTGTGAACGCTTGTTAAGGAACCACAGGTAGTACCCGCGGGAGTCGACAAACTTCATTCTCGTCGTTTTTGGAACAAACGATTTGAAGCTCGTCAGCCACTTAGCTCTGTGTCGCCCTTTCCGTCTGGGCGGTTCACGCAAAATTCCTCGTTGGCGTGCCACCCCGGGGTCAATCCAAACTCCCGAGATGGTACTTTCCGAATAGGGCACCAGGGGTAAATCCAAATCCTGCACTAAGGACAGCAGGTATACCTCTAGTTTACTATCAGGAAAGCTTAGTGTCAGCAACGTGTTTACAAAATGGCATTGGGATGCTTTTCTGGCATCTATCTGCCGCACGTAGACTGGCGTCACGTCAAGTCCATTAAAACTGTCCAAGCCACAAGACTCCCGAAAGGGGCCCGAGGCGAAGGATTTGTCAGTATTAATGGTAAAACCGAGGAAGCCTGTCAGAGACAGAAAGCGCTCATAATACTCTTTGCCTATGATAACATCATCACCATAGACAAGGAAGTTTCTGGCGCCCACTGCATGACAAGCAGCCGCAAACAGTAGAGTCTCAATAGCGAACGTGCTTCCGTTCCCCATACTGGAGAACTTGGCATATACGCCGTTGGCTGCCACGCTAGGGATCCGATAACCTGGAGACCTAACGTCCGACAAAAACCTATACCAGTCAACTGGAAACAACCAGCTGACCACGTTGTAGGCTATGGTGTCGGAGGCTTTACTGAAGTCGACAGTAACATCACCATCGATAGCAGAAGCCCGGGCCGAGGCCCTCTGGTTTAAAGACTGGTCGGACAAATTGATGCCAAACAGTTTAAGACGCTGCTTGGCCCACGTATCAAACGCTAGCTGCAGGGGTAGATTTCCCTCTGGCTCGCATGCGATCGTACGATCCGTTTTCCAGTTCTTTGGTACCGTCTCAACTCGGTTCCGATGACAGCTACGAAACATCGGCACATTAAACCCATAAAAGCGGTATAATGCACAAAGGTATCGCCGCGCCCTTGGTGTTGACCAGAGCACATGCTTCATTTTGAATTGAGGCAAGCTATCAGCGCGAGCTGAATGTGCTGTTGCACCCGCTGTTACCCTTATCAACGACGGTAAGTCATCAATAAACGAGTCATAATCCCCCAGAACACTACTTATGTAGTGCTTCATCTTATTAACCTGGGTGCGATAAGGCTCCAAAAGGAGGTGTTCCTTACCAACATAAGGCAATAAGCGGCGGTTTGTTTCTGAACACACCTCTTCGGCTTCGAAAAACGAGCCAAGGGCTGCGTTCGTACATTCCGCTCCATTGGACAGTGCGACGTTCTTCTTATAGAACGCCTCTACCTGCCGGAGAAATCTGAACTCGTTGACTGTATGCTGTGCCCAGTCAAAGAGTTGGGAGCATGACGCCAACTCGACGTAGTTCCTTGAGCGGAGATAACCCCGCACCCGGTCCTTTAACGTGGAGTCGACATCGTGAGAGTCAGAAATATAATGACGACACGCGTCGTTCACCATACCCAAAGGTCTCATTCTGAAATCCTTTCATTTGAGTTAGTCGTTTTGTTTCGACCTCTAATGTAAGCAACCAGCACGCGGCATAATAGCGTGGCGGCCTTACACAGGCCACACAGCGCCACCAGCGTTAATACTAGTTGCTCACTAAGGTCTAACTCAACCAATTCTGTGAGTCGACACTCGCCTTAAACTCGTCGCCCGCAAGTATATCGCGGTGATAAGCCACGGCTATGTCAACATCGGCGGCCTGTCCATTGACAGGATACCGAACCACAGTCTCAACGCTGACCTTCGATGCTAGAACATTCCCATCGGCATCGCTGGTCGCCACTAAGGTGCGGCAACCAAATTCAGCCAATGCTGTGTTCGTCGCGGGCACTTTCCGCTTCTCAATCAACAGCTCAGGTTTCAAGACTGTATGATTGGGTAGCGTACATGTGCGGGAATTGCCGTTTTGGGCAAACTCCGTGAGGACAGTTGTCATTGCTGCCATACTTTAACCTCCTTTTACCCTCTGGACTATGATGGCCAAAAGATCGATGATCTTCGAGCTGTTAAGCCTAAGGGCTAAATGTGGGATGATGGGGATGGCACAAGGTTGACGAACTACAAGACTTGCTACACACTGGCTCTCTTGCCAGATAGTGCTAGCCACACAGGTGCTTTTGAGTTTCATGAGCTCTGTTGAAAGAGTCCTTTCCACCCTTACCCGGTAGCCAGCAGCCGCAGAGTAATCTGTCTGCGTTGCAAGGAACGAAGCAGCTTCCAAAGACTTCCCTACCGTCAAAAACCAATCCACCACGAAGCTCAGGGTTGTTAATTCCCAAAGCGTAGTGACAGGATTGATAATCAACTTGGGGACTTCGATGTCCGCCACAACACTACCCCGTATTCCGACTTCCGTCCGAATCACCTTTTTAACAAGGAGATCGTAGGAAACCGATGTATACACGGAGTCTTTGTATTCAGTACTCACCGACGTATCGCCGGCTTTCTCTGAATACCGAGTACGGTTCTCATTCCAAGTTTCGATCCTACCGTTGATGTCTTCGACATCATACAGCAGTGTTCTCCACCCGTACCTGAGTTCCATCCAGTTGCCCGCGAGCAGATCCTTGATTAGATACGCAGCCTGTCTTTTCTTAGACATGCTACGAAACTTGGTCAAGGCAGCTCGTAAGCGCGGTTCGCTCAGTAGCGTGACAAACTTCTTGCCACATTCCTGAAACATCCGTCTGGTCTCGAACAGCTCAGCAAGAGCTGTCAAAGCATCATACGACGAGGAGTAGATTTTCGCCGCTGCATCCTGCACGTACATATCGTACTGTGTTGGAGCCAGCGCCTGTACCTCTTCCTCTTCGATGACCCAACCAGAGATCTCAGCCCAAAAATCGGGGTCACGGTACCACCTGTCGGTATTACCCGACGAGTAAGTATCCGCGTATCCTCCGCCTTTGGTCTTCCCAGTCACCGTGAAGGACTTCCACGGAGTCATGGGGATGAGTTCACCCTGCTTGGTTCGAGTGTGAAACTGTGGTGTGTCCCAGCCGTTCGCGTATGTCGTGAGGACGTTCTCTTTGTTAGAGAATGGCCCTACTAACACTGGCGTTCCGCTTGGTAAGCGCTTTCTCCATCGGCTTCCGCTGATGTAGTTAGACGCATCACTACCAAAGTTTCTCGGTCGTAGATCTTTCGCTATTAGCCGCACTTTCCCTCCTTTTGGGAGGTCCGGCCGAACAAATAGCGTCTCCCTAGTCGCTCCGACGCCCACTGACGTCGGCATCCCGGAGCCTATGATTAGGATAAGGCTTAAATTGCCTTACTCGTCCCCCCAAATGGGGG